ACCGCGCGACATGCTCTCGCCCAGGCGCTCGTCTCGGCGTTCATGAGCTCACTTCCCCGAGTGTAAGGAGTAAGCCCGGGGAAGGGTTCCCAGGCGCACGCTTGTCCCGGACGTGGATCATCGGGGGTTCGATAGAGGCTTGCCGAGTAGACGATGAAGGTCTTGTCGCCGATGGTTTCGATCCAGAAGGGTCGAAGCGGGTCGGTGGGCTGGAGCGAGGCTTCGGGGTAGTTTTCTCTTACCCATGCGAGAGATGCGGCGGCGTCAATGTAATCGTCGAGGTTGAAGCTCATGAGCCACGCACTAGGTCGCGGTAATGTTTGGCGGCTGCGCCATATCCTCGACGCCATCCGTTAGCTTGTCCGTCTTTGTTGCCTTCTCCGTAGCCAATGGCGTATCCGAGAAGGGTTCCGAATGTGCCAAGCATGAATCCAACTATTTCCCAAGCTGTCATGGTGGTCCTCCATGTTGTAGGTCCCTCCAGGGTAAAGCCTGCCGGGGACCTTTGTCTCTTTTATTGCTTGGCGTGTCGGTTTACTTTTTGCGCTTGTCGACTCCATCGACGGCGGCTTCGAGGGCATCTGCGACGATGTCGGCGGTGCTTTTCTTTGCTCTGAGTGCTTTGATGATGGCTCGAGCTGCCGGGATGAGGATCGCGGTGGCTCCGATGCCGATGATGGTCCAGGTGGTCGAGTTCATACTGTCTCCCATCTAGGTCGTGCTATGGCGACGATCTTATCGTAGCTTCTGGATTTTTTTTGGACCGAATCGCCGTTTGCGGAGCCGTCGTTGTTTGTGTTGCCTTCGATGGTAAGGATGCGTTTGAGTTTTCTTTGAGTGGTGAGGACGATGCCTATGTGTTCGACGGTGGTGGGGTTTTGGTCAAAGTTGAAGAGGATGAGATCTCCGGGCATGGCTTGATCTATGGGGACGAGTTGCCCAAGTTTGGCAAAGTAGGCGAGGGCATCGTTGCAATTCACGAGGCGTTTGGGGTAGAGCTTGGGGCAGCCTGCTCGGTGAAAAGTGAACGCTATCCATGAAGCGCACCAGGGCTGAAAGTTGGCTCCGGTGAATTTGCCCGCGAGGGTGTCGTTGTTGGCTCCTTCTTTGTAGCCGATGTCGGCGCGAGCTATTGCGAGGACGGTGTTGGGATTCACTTGAGGAGCTGCGCCTCTTCTTCGCTTATTCCCAGGCGTTCTAGAAGTGCGGTTTTAGCTGCTAGCGTTTTTGTGGCTTCTTTTTCTGCGGCTTTTTTGTTGTCGCTGATTTCTTTCTGTAACGCTTCTAATGACGCAATTTCGTCGGCGTTCATTTCGACGATTTGGTTGTCGATTTGTGCGTTATGAGTTCTGGTATCCATAGACTCTGACCTCTCCTGTGATGTTGGCTGAAACTCCGATAAGTGTGAATCCATCAAATGCGGTAGTGGTTGCGAATAAGCCGCCAAATAGATACATGTAATAACTAGAAGATGCTCCATTTTTTAGAGTCATATTTCCCGTAACTCCGGTTGATTCGCTTAATTGCGGGCTGAAGATGTCATAAGTAGCCCAGGAATAATCGGCTGAATTTATAGACGCCAATAACATGGAACTCTGTGCCGAGTTTTTTGTAGTTCCCGCTCCCGCTCCGTCCATTTGGTAGTACGGAAACACATAAGCATAGTTTGAGGTGCTGTTATCTGATCCGCTTACTCGGAGACGTAGAGAGAGATCGCTTCCGGAGGTGACTGATTTGACTTTAAGCATGATTCGGTAATTTGAGTATGTGCCGGAAAAGACGGAATTTGTGGAACTTGTCGCCACGTTTGAGAATGTAGTTGCGGAAAGAAAAGTAAGACCCGAGGCGGGTGTAGAGGGTGTAGCCCAAGATGGTATTCCAGAGGCGACGGTTAGGACTTGCCCATTAGATCCGATGCCTAGACGTGCCGGAGTGTTGGCTCCTGATGCGTAAATTGTATCCCCGGTGGTCGTGGTGAGTGTTTTGGGAATTGCTCCGTTAGCGAGATCGTAGGCGGCTTTCACGGCGGTCGGTGTAGCTGCCAGGATTGAGGAAGTCGTCGAGGTGGAATCGGAGAGCATCACGGAGCCTTTTTGAGCTGTGGAGGCGTCTTGGATAGCAATGGTGACGGCTCCGGATGATCCTCCTCCGGTAATGGGTGAAGTGACGCCGACGGAAGTGATATCGCCGACGTCGTTAGTAATCCAGGTAAAGTCGAGATCTGTTGCGGATGTTTTGGAGAGGATCTGTCCGGTCGTTCCGCCGTTGAGGTCGACAAAGCTCGTGTCGATGCCGTCGCCGAGGTCGCGCATGGCGGCAGCGCCATCGGTGACAAGGTCGGTGTCGGAGGGAATAGTCCATCCAAAGTTGGGGGTTGTGGTGCTCATTAGACGATCACTCTCGCATTCTGCCACGTCATCGTGACACTAGTATTTTGCCAGGTTTTGGCGGGATTTACTTGCTCCCACGTCTGAGAGATGAGGGAAAGTGCATAGTCGGAAAGGTTGAGGGTGATGAAAGCGGTCTGTCGGGCGATGGTCCAGCGCCATCCTTCAACGAATCCAGAGAAGGCATAGAGATAAATTGGCGTAGGTAAGTTGGGGATGGAGACGGGTTTGCCGTTATAGATCGAGACAAGCTCGTCGCGGAGAGCATCGGGTAGGTCCGGGTTATGGAGCGGGATGGTGACAGCCCCGAGATTTTGGCGTGGGACGGTCCGGGTCTCGAGATAAAGGTCAAGCTGCGTTTGAGCGTCTGCCGCATTATGGAGGAGGGTTTCCCATCGGCGGTTGAGGATTCCAAAGGTCGCGATCGAGGTCGGATCGGTTCCGGTTTTGACTCCGGAGGCGTAGGTGACTTCGAGGACGTTCGAGATGTATGACGTGGAGAGTGTAGAGACGGTCCCGTAAGGCGAAATATAGGCGACGGGGATCTGTGTCCATCCATAGTTGCCGATGTTGTCGGTGCGGTGGGTGGCGTCGTCGTAGTGGATGGCTCCGGTTCCATCTTCCCAGAGGACTCCGAGAGCTGATTGAGCGACTTGTTGAGCAAGTCCGAGGGCGTTAGTGACGCCTCCGGAATAGGCTTTCATTTCGTAGATGCCTGGGGTGTCGATGTTGGCTATGTATTGGTTGTCGTATTGGAGCCAGTTGACTGAGGCGTCGACTGTTGCCCATGTTTGGGTGGGGAGGACTTCGTCCCATTGAGTGGAGACGGTGCTCCAGAGAATGTCGTAGATCCGGTCTCCGTCTAATTCTTTGGGGTATGACGCTTCGGTGGCGTTCACGGCAAGTTTGGAAAGTGATCCGACGGCGGTGAGCTGTGTCGTGTTGATAGTTCCCAGAAGTCCCCATGCTCCGAAGCTTGCGTCGATGTCGGAGACCCATCCTCCGAAGATTTCGCGGTAGGTCGTGCCATCGGTTTCGGGTATGGAGACGACTATGTGGTCGTTTGGTTTGACGGTGATGTAGTCGTCGTCGTAGGTGATGAGGGTGATGTTGGCGTAGCTTGTGCGGGCTTGGTCGTCGATGGTGGTGCGCCCGTTTGAGATGGTGACGCTGTTGTCGATGTTGGCGGTGACGGCTGTGCCGTTGATGGTGACGTGTGGGTAGGGTGAATAGTCCGTCATTAGACGCCTAGCGTGGCGAGTCCGAGGGTCGAGTATGAGCCGCCTCGGTTGGCACTATTGCGGAGAGCTAGTGCTACGGCTCGGGCGACGCCTTCGGGGTCCATCATGGTCCCGGTGACGTTGATGGTGACGCTTCCGCCGCCTGTGCCCCCGTTGGGGATGATGTTTCCGGAGCCGCTTGGGGTGAAGAGTTCGGGACCGTTTTCTCCGACGAGGTAGGTCGTGCCTTTTTTGACGGGTCCTCCGGAAGCTTTGCCGCCGCCGAAGAGTCCTCCTACGAAGTCGCCTATGGCACTATTTCCGAGAGCTGTTCCGAAGGCTTTGACTTTTGCGATGACGGTGGTGATGCCGGAAATGATGTCGGCGATAAAGCCGATAATTTTGCCGAGGATGACTCCGAACATTTCGAGCTGACCTTTGACGATGGCTCCGATGACGGGTGCAAGGTTATCGCCGATCCAGGAGGCGACGGATTTGATGAGGTCGATGAGTGGCTTGAAGCTTTCGGAGTTGTCGTCGATGGCTTTTTTGATGGTTTCGAATGCGGTTTTGAGTCCCTCGAATGCGGGTCCGAGGATGGTCGTGACGACGTTGACGACGAATTTCATTTCTTCCCAAAGTAGCTTGAGATAGGGGACGAGAAATTCTTTGATGAAGTAGGTGGCGGCTTCGATAATGGGCTGGAGTTTGTCTCCCATTTCATCGCCGAAGGATTTGAGGTTGGGGAGGACGTTGTTGGCGATGCCGGAGACGAGAGGAGTGAGGGCGTCGATGATGAATGAGCCGACGCTTTCTTTTGCTTCGTTGAATCCTTCTTTGACGATCGCCATTTTTCCGGCGAAGGTGTCGGCTTTCACGGATGCTTGTCCATCGAATGTTTCCGAGAGCGCGAGGGTGACTTGGTCCATAGACATAGTGCTGAGTTCGGCAGCGGAGAGCCCTACTCCTAGTCTGGCGAGTGCTCCGGTGTTGCCTTCGTAGGCTTTGCCGAGTGCCATTGAGACGGCTTCGAGGGATTTGCCGGATCCTGCTGAAATATCGAGAGCGAGAGTTTGAAGTTTTTGTGCTTCCTCGACGTCTTTCGTGGCGCGGAGAAGGCGCTCAAGTGAGGGTCTGAGTTCGGTATCGGTGACGCCGAAGGCGAGCTGGGTTTGGGTGATGTAGCTCTCGACGGCTGCTACTTGGTCATTTGTTGCGCCTGTCGTGTTTTGGAGTGTGGTGGCGAGTTTTGCTTGTGCGGCTTCGTCCTCCATCGCGGCTTTTACTCCGTCGACCGCGAGCTTTCCGGCGTAGGCGACGGCTGCAACTCCAGCTAGTAGGAAAGCCTGGGAAGCTGCTTTGCCGAATGCGGTGAGTTTGGTTCCGAATCCGTCGGCGTCGTTTCCGGCGCTTGTCATGCCCCGGTTGTAGTCGGCGGTGTCTGCTTTGAGTGAGAGGACGAGGGTGCGTGTGCCTGCCATTACATAGCCGACCATTTACGGGCGAGCATGTCGAGGGCGTCTTGCCATTCGTTGACGAGGCTCACTTGCCTGAATCTGAGGGTCTTGTAGAGCCAGATGGAGGTCGATGTGGCGGGGAAGCGGAAGGCGTTTTCTCCTGCTTGGTCTGCTCCGAATTCTGTTCCGAAGAGGACGTCTCCTCGGGTGGGTGGAATGCCGAGACGTTTCACGGGGACTTTGGCAGCTCCTCCGAGGGTAATCGTGGGGATGCGGTCTTTCTTTGCTTTGATCCCTCCGGCTTGTGCTTGGACTCTTCGGTCTTTTTGCCCGGCAGCTGCATTCTTGAGAGCGTCTGCGTGTTTTTGAGTGATCGACTGGGTGATCTCGCGGAGTTCCGCATTCTGGGCAGCATCGAGTCTCTTGAAAGCGCGAAGTAGCTCGGGCAATCCATCGACGGAAGTGATCGCGCCTTTTGTAGCTG